GGGGGCTAGTAAAAAATTACTACCTATTAAAAGAATAAAGAATAAAGAATAAATAAGTATATAAATATACTTTATAAGGATTCCAAAGAATCCTTGTTGAACAAAGGAAATAAAATGGATCAAAAAGAATATGAAAAAAGCTATTGATGGATTACCTGATGATGTCTTGTTAACCATTGCACAATCATGATTAATCAAAAAGAATTAAAAAGATATCCTTGTTTATAATAAAAAAACTGGTATATTTATTTGGAAAATATCTCATTGTAATTTAGGAATAAGATCTATTGCAGGTACTTTATCAAATGGTTATATCCAGATTCAAATTAATGGTAAAATATATGGAGCACATAGACTTGCTTGGTTATATGTATATGGATATTTCCCTGAAGGAAAAATTGATCATAGAGATCAAATTAGATATCATAATTGGATTAATAATCTTAGAGAAGCTTCTGACCAATGTAATTCAAGAAATAGGGGGAATGGTATTAATAATACTTCTGGTGTTAAAGGAGTTATTTGGAATAAAGGTGTTTCTAAGTGGGAATCTAGGATAATTATTAATTATAAAAAATATTATTTAGGGATATATAAAGACTTTACTGAAGCAGTTGCTCACAGATTAGCTGCTGAACAATGTGTAGAATGGGAAGGATGTGATTCATCTAGTCCTGCATATGAATATATAAAGGAATGGTTATATGGATAATTTATCTAAACATGATTTTGATAAGATGATAGACAATTTAACAGATGAGCAACTTTTAAGTGCGGCTCAATCTTCAATGCCTTGGTCTTCTTCTCCTGTTGTACAACAAAAAGATGAAGATGGATTCCTTGTTAATCCTTTAAAAGACTTTGCTGGATTTACTGATCTTCAGCTTGAGTGTTGGAATAAGTTTATAAGCAATCCTCAAATTAATTCTCATGTTAGAGATTTCATGGGAAGTTTGACTGGCTTTGGATTTGAAACTACTTCTGAAATTCAAGACATCCAAGAAGTCATTGATGAGATTTGGGATGATCCACGTAATGCCTTGTACAAGAACATGACCAAATATGTTGCAAGATCTGAAATAGAAGGAGAGCTGTTTCTCTCCTTAACCTTGCATAATAATGGTTTTGTTGAGGTTGATTTTATGGATCCATCTTGTCTTAAAGGAGGAGGAGATAATAACAGTGGTATTTATTTTCATCCTGATAAAAAGACAATGCCTCTGATGTATAGATTTGAATCTACTACCAATGAAACTGTTCCAAAGAAACAGACAACTCTTATTCCCTCCATCAATCTTGCTTATTATCCTGAAATGCACAAAAAGCTTAAAGCACAAACAGGATATAATTCAAAAGATGAAAAAGAATCCAGAACTACTTTTGGCAAATTTAAAAAGATAGGTGGATTCAAAAGATTCATTGTTGAGTGGGATAGGGGATTTCTTACCAAACGTAATATTTCTCATATTAGAACTACTATTATTTGGATTAATCATTATGAGAATTTAAAGAAATGGGAAATTGATCATAAGAAATCCTCAGGATCTTATCTTTGGGTTGCCAGTATTGAAGATAATAAGGCTTATAGAACTTGGCTTAAACTTACTGATAAGCAGAAAAAAGATACAGGACTCTTTGCAAAGAAAACTCCTGGAGGAACTATTGTACTTCCCCCAGGAATCTCTCTTGAATGTAAAAATCCTAATCTTCCCAAGATTAGTGAAGCTGATACAGATATTATGCATATGGTAACTTCAGGACTTAATAAGCCTGAAGATATGGTAACAGGGGTTTCTAAAGGCAGTACTTTTGGAGGCGTTAAAGCAACACGTGGTCCCCAGTCTGATAGGACAGCAGATCAGATAGCTTATTTTGAAAGATACTTACGATATGATTTTTGGAGATCTATTCTTTTTCTTCGTTCTCAAGTTCTATCAACATTTCCTGAAAAATTTAAACTTAAACAAGTAGTTGGTTTTAAAAATAAGAAACCAATAATGAAGAATGTTGTCCAACCTGCTTATAAATTGGTAGACTTTGAATTTCCTATTTCTGAAATCACAGATGCAGAGGCAAAGGCAAGAGCTTATCTTGGAGTTAAGCATCCATCAGTTGTTGAGGTTTTAGGAATTCCTAGAGAAGATGTAGCAAGAAAAATAGGATTCAGTGGATATAAAACAAAAAGAATGCGATATGCAACGGAAGAGGAAACATTTCCTGATTTACCTTTAACAGCAGATTTAGAAAGTTCACAAGCTTCTAGTCAAGAAGGCAACAAAGAAGGGTCTGTAGAGGCAAAGAAACGTCTTCCTGATGATAATAAGTGATTCTTTTCATATAAAACTCTTGACATCTGATTCCCGAGGATATATTCTAAGTAAAATAACATGGATGGAGAGATTATGCCCAAAATTAAAAAAATAAAATCTTACGAAAGAATTTTCGCCAGTTTATTCAATACCCCTTGGATGATTGAAGAAGATTGGTTGATGTCGATAATCGAGATTGCCAAACGACTCTTGCTAAAGATTTTCAAGTTGCACTTGATGATGATTCTATTTCCAGTATTCTTCTTGATATTGATTCCCCTGGTGGAGCAGTAACAGGAGTGAATGAAATGGCTAATATCATTAAAGCTGCAAGAAGTAAAAAAGATATAACAGCTTATGTGGGTGGAACAGGAGCTTCATTGCCGATGTGTTTATTGAGACGGTAGCAGAAAATATGAATGTCACTGAAGAAACTGTACGAACTAAGTTTGGACGTGGCGGAATCCTAGTTGGTAAAAATGCTATAGAAGTCGGCATGGCTCATCGATTAGGCTCATTTGAAGAATTATTAAAAGAAAAAAGTACCTATGGAGGAACAACAATGCCAGCAGCAAATAATGCTAAAGTGGTCTCTGCTGAATCTTTAAGAGAATCTAATCCGGAAATTTACGAAGAGATTCTTGAAAAAGGAGCAGCGGCTGCATCCAATGCTAATGACAGCATTATCAAAACCAAAGATGAAAAGATCGCTTCTCTGGAGAAGGATTTGACTATTTCTCAGGAAACAAATTCAAGCCTTGCTACCCGTGTCGGTGGTCACTGATGGTCGTCTTGATGTTGAAGCTTTTTCTGATTCTGTAGATGCAGAAATCAAGGATTGGGAAACCAAATTGGAAAATCCTAATACTGTACAGGGATTTAGTGTATCAGAAGACAGAGAAGATGAACAATCTTCTACAAATTCTGATGCAATCGTGGATCAAATGCTTTCTAACGCCGGCCTTAACTAATAGGAGTCTATCATGACTGTAGGACTTGGCGGATCAATTCCGCAGATTAATCGTTCTGGTATTACTCCAGGCGTAACCCCTTTGTTTCATAGTGTTCGAGACATTGCCCTTATTATTGACAAAACATGTAAAGCTGGTTATGGCTATCTGAAAGCTGGAACTGTAATGGCTCTGAATTCTGTTGACAGTGATTTGGTGCCTTATCCAGAAGCTGCTTTTGAGACTAACCTTGTCAATGCCAAGGCATTTCTCATTTCTGATACAGGAGCTGCTGGTACTACTCTTGAGGTAGTTGCAGAACAGGCATACAAATTTTCTGTTGGTGATTC